ACTAACCAAAATGTTGGCCAAACATCACTAGAATCACGAGTAACTGATATTGATGGAGTTAAGCTTGTTGAAGTACAAGATTCTGACCGCTTAAAGACTTCATACAACTTAGCTGAAGGTGCTAAGCCACAATCTAATGCAGTTGATATTAATTATTTATTTGTTGTTAAGCAAGCAGTAATTCCTGTGGTCAAGGAGA